CGACTTCGGGATGTGCAACGCGATCCAGAACCACGCCTGTCGATACATCCAGCGGAATCGAGGCATACGCGAACGGTTGGTATCGATGCTGGGTCAGCCACCGTTCGCGCAGCACCAACGAGGGAATCGGTCAGGGCATCGTGCAGTTCAGCGACAGCGCGACCCCGGGGACTTGGGTTGTTGATACTTACCCCTCGTACAACGTGACATCCGCGAAGGACATGCTGGTCTGGGGACACCAGATCGAAAAGGGAGCGACGCCTTCGGCATACATTTCAAATACGGGAACTGGATCAACGACCCGCAGCGCCGACCTCGCGCACGTCCTGGACTCCAACATCACCTCTTGGGGCGACCCCGGTGCCTTGGTTGTTCACTTCTACCCGCCGGGTAGGGCCGGGACGATCCTGTCCACCGACGATGCGTCCACCGCACAGGTCGGCATCGAAGCCAGCAGCACGACTGCGGCGCGGGCGTTCTGGTCATCCGGCAGCACATCCACGGGCACCATCGGCAGCAGCGGGGTGCAGAAGGCCGTTCACTACTGGAACGGCAGCACGTCGAAGTTCTGCATCAACGGCGGCACGGTGCAGAGCGGCACGAACAACCTGACCATCGGCAACACCGACTTCGTGACGCTCGGTGCCGAGGCCACGGACAGCAGCAACGTGCCCGGCACCTTCTCGCAGTACGCCAACTGCGTGATCCGAAAGGTCGAGTTCTACAGCGGCACCCTGACCGACGCGAACCTCCAAACGGTGACAACGTGATGCACGACTACCGCCTCCGCTTCCCGACCCGCGCCATGGCCGATGGCCTGCTCGAAGTAGCCGGCATCCCCAACGGCTTCAGCACCGACTACTCAGTCGATCACATCGGGCCGATCACCATCGAGCCGGCCGTAATGGACGGCGACGAGGAGCTGGTCCCGGCCGTGATCGACGCCGGGCACCACGTGAACCTCCGCAGCCGGCAGCAGCTGACCGAGCACCAGCTGGAGCCGCTGGTGGACGCCCTCGTCTTCCCCGTGAACCCCAAGCGCGTGTGGGCATGAAGGCCGCCGTCGCCATCCTCGCGCTGACGCTCGGCGGCTGCGTGTCGCACACGGCCGCCATCGGCGAGGCTGCATCGGACGTTCGCACCGACGTAGCCGTCGCCAAGGAGCACCTCGGCGAAGCCCGCGCCGCCCTGGACCGGATCGACGTTCACGCGGCCACCGTGCACAACCACCTCGGCCACGTTTCGGATGACGAGAATCCGTTCGTGGAGGCCTTGCGATACGGGTCGTACATCGTCGGCGCCGCGGTCGTGGGCGCCCTCGCATTCATCATCCACCAGAGAACGAAGTGATGGAACCCTATCAATACATGATCTGGCTGGCCGCGCTGCTGCTCGGCTCGTTCGGGGCCGGCTGCTCGTTCGGCCTGACCGTCCGCACCACCAAGGGAAAGAAGACCGCCAATGCTCGCCGCAAGTGAATTCGCGTCGTCCATCGCCATCGCCGTCCTGCTGCTGGTGAGCGGCGTTGTCGGCGGGTTCTGGTACTGCCGGAAGTCGAAGTGAGGCGAGGGTGTTGTTGCCCTGGTTCCGAACAGTCGGAGTGCCTGCGAAAGCGGGACTTCGAGGTGTCGTTGCGCTTTCGGGCAGCAAGCAACGTGACCCAGGTATCACAGGTGGCCTATGCGGAACCTCCGACGATCCCTGCGATTCCCGGTTCATCGCTTGTGTGCCAGTGTCCGCCGCTCGACGAATGCCGAAACGAGCATAAGTTCCCGGATCAGTTCTGTGGCATGCACAGCTGGGTCATCGATTACAACTCGACGTTCACGATGCAGCAGCACGTCTTCGTGGTGCCGTACGTCACCACCGTCCTGGAAACAGTGTCAAGCCTGGGCGGATGCCAGTGGTTCGTCGACCTGGGTGCAGGTCCAGTGCAGAGCGGTCTCACCTACCAAGGCGAGCGCGAGGTCGATCAGAACAAGGTGACCATCTCGTTCGACGCGACGAGCACCACATGCGCATGCTGCACGACGATCACCTTCGATGATGAGGGGGAGTATTCGCAGGAGCTAAACGTCCACTATGCGTGGCGTTGCCTCTATTCCCAGCCGCCGGCATACATGAGCATCCAGCGGGCCGCGCCGGTCGCTTACCTCAATTGGACCTATGAGATCACCGCCGGGGTGTTCACGGTGAGAGACGCCGCCAACGTCATTCAGGACCAGGTGGACCTCAACCCATTGACACTTGCGCAGGCGCTGGTAGCCATCAATGCCATGGCGTCGGTGGTCGCCGTCGCAAACTTCGGAGCCATCGCGGCCGACACGATGCCCGCGACATTGATGGAGGACAGGGCCGCCGCCTTGATTCCCTGGCCGTTTGGTGCGCCGCTGTTCCTGTTTGCCCCTGGCGTTCGTGAGGTGGAGTACTACCAGGACGGCAAGTTCGGGCCGGAGTGGAGGGTGTTCGAGACTGTCTTCGCGACTTGCGGAAAGGTGTTCCCGCTCAAGCAGGATGGCTGCGTGTCCAACCCGCTGGACTACACCGGCGGGACAACGTCGTTCTCGGAGGCGACATTCTGCCAAGGGATCGCCACGGAGTTCGTCGATTGGGCATCGATCTATGACCCGTATGCGAATCTGAATGAATGCAATTTCACAGCGTTCGGAGGATGCTCGGAGAACTACCCGCTTGGAGGAGTTTCCTGCGACAGCTCGACCGGAAAGGTCACTTGGGTGGAGACGTCGCCTTGCGAGCCGGTCGCCTATGGCGGATCGGGTTCATGGAACTGGGTCGTAGGCGCGTTCGGCAACCGTGCGACTTACCTCGGGTTCTCGCAGGAGTTCTGCTCGGACAACAGCAAGCTCCGTGAAACCGTCTGCGTCGACCAGACGGCCGAGGACTGCGATTTCTGCGGGTGTACGGGCGGCGAATGGCAGTTTCGTTGCGGGTCATACCGCTACGAAACTCGGGAAGGCTGGCGGGTCGCGAAAGCATTCCAAGTGGTGCGACTATGAAAGCGAAGATCACGAACCGCGTCGGATCATGGGAGTTCGAGCTGCACGAGGACGGACGGGCAGAGCTGCTCGCCTTCACCAAGGCCGAGCCAATGCGCGGCCTGGGCGACTTGGTAGCCGCCGCAACAAAGGCGGTCGGGATCCAGCCGTGCCCGCGGTGCAAGCGCACTCAGGAACAGCTCAACAAGGCAGTGCCGTTCGGGAACGCCTCAACGTCGCTTGGGCTTGGGACGGCGGGTGGCCAGCCGAATCACGACGTAGAGCACGACGGCAAACGGCAGGATCGGCAGGCACCACTGGAAGGCCAGGATGCCTAGCCCAACTGCGGGACGAATGACTTCCTCCGGAGTCTGCATACAGACCGTAGACTACCAGTGTGGCAAGGATCCCGAAATGGGCCTCCGACCACCGCAAGGACGTGTGTGAGTTCGGGTGCGTGTTGAGAGCTTCCAGCGACCGCTGGCACGTTGTCACGTACCTTGGCAAGGGGTGGTTCCGCAACGGCGTCATGCGCTGGCGACACGGCCCCAGCTTTCAGCGTGCCCAGGAGTGGTGCGACCGGGTGAACGCTGACCGCGCCAAATGGCGTCGGCAGCAGCAGCTGAGGAAGGGCCGCGACTTTACATAATCCGGCCGGGGTGCCCGACCACGCACCGAATGTGATTGACCGGACACCATAATGTCGATACCTTGTTGGTCGACAGGCCCAAGGTCCGGAACGCAGAACGTCTGCTAATCGGCGATATGGGCCTGCGATTCATGGAGGAATTGCAGCATGTCCCGCAGGAAAGATGAGCGCGTGCCGGTGGTGCAGGACTCGCGGGTGCAGGTCGGTCTGGACCGCACCACGAACGACCTCTTGACCGCCCTGGCCAAGTTCGACGGCTCGAGCAAGGTTCACGTCATCCGCCAGCTCGTCCGGGCGGCGGCCCGCACCCATTACGGCAGCCTCGAGAACGCGCTGCTGGAGGTGCGCAGTGCTTGACCTCGTCATCATCCTTGCGACCGTGCTCGGCACCCTGGCGTGGGCCGTGCTCTGCCGCCCCGAACATGAAGCCTGCCGCCCCGTCGACAAGGTCGAGGGGGTGCGCCGTGGCTAATCGGAACGTGGTTTCGGCCCTTCATCGGGTGGGGTGCGATTCAGCGACGAGTGTCGCGGCATCCCATCCCGATGAAAGGGATCTTTCCTACTACAAGACGCTCGGCGCGGCGCTACAGCTCGAGATCAACCGGCTAGAAGTGAAGCAGGCGCTTGCCGCCGAGGTGCTGCGCACCCTGATCGAGCGATACCGCACGATCGTGGCGGACGCCGATGCAGGCCGCATCGTCGAGCAGGATGCCATTCGGCGCCTGGACAACCTCGCGAACGCAGCGTTCCACTCAATCACCAAACTGCTCACTCGCTGAGGGAGGATCGATGCGCATGGCACAGGAACGACGCGAGCGAACGCTCGCGTACGACGCGGCGCGTGCATGGTGTGAGCAGGCGAGGAAAGCGGAGTACGTGTGGGATGTGGACCAGCATTGCTGGTTCATCAGGTCCGCAACCGGCGTGTGGGAACGCGACCGGCTGGGGCTCGTCCGGAGCGAGATGATTCGTGCCGCCCAGGCGGCGCGACCGGACGACACTGGCAACTGGGCGCGGTACTTTGACATGGTGGCGACGTGCCAGGACGGCGTCACCATCACACGCGACCAGTGGGACACGCACCTCTACGCGTTCGGCGCGCCGAGCGGCGTGTTCGAACTGGTCGAGGGCTGCGCTGTCGAACGCATGCTCGACCTGAAGATCACCAAGCAGGTCGGTGCTTCGCCGGGGGGCTCGAGCGACCTGTGGGAGCGGTTCCTGCTCGAGTGCTGCGAGGGCGACGAGGAGGTGGTGTCGTTCCTCCAGCGGTGGGCGGGCTACGCGCTGTCGGGCCTCACGGTCGAGCACGTGATCCTGTTCGTGCACGGCCCCGGCGGCAACGGCAAGAGCGTGTTCGTGGACACCCTGCGCCACGCCTGGGGGGAATACGCCCGGACGATGCCCATGGACGCCCTGATGGAGGCCAAGAACGACCGCCACCCGGCCGAGATCGCCATGCTGGCCGGGGCACGGCTGGCCATCGCCACCGAGACGCAGGAGGGCAGGCGGTGGGACGACGCGAAGGTCAAGCAACTCACGGGCGGCGACCGGATCGTGGCGCGGCACATGCGCCAAGACTGGTTTGAGTTCGACCCGACGTTCAAGCTGCTGGTGGTGGGAAACCATGCCCCGCAGATCGCCACCGTGGACGACGCCATGCGCAGGCGGCTGTGCATGGTGCCGTTCAACAACAAGCCGGCCATGCCCGACCCGACGCTCGGGCAGCGCCTCAAGCAGGAGGCCGGAGGCGTCCTACGTTGGGCCATGGAAGGCTTCGAGGCGTTCGGGCAGGCTGGAGGCCTGAACCCGCCCGAACGCGTCCTGAAGGCAACGCAGGCCTACCTGGACGAACAGGACACGGTGGGGGCGTGGCTGCAGGACTGCTGCATCGTCGGGGACGGCGGCTGGACCGCCAGCGCGGACCTGTTCAGAAGCTGGGAAGCCTGGTGCCGAGACGCAGGCATCCACGCGAAGAGCATCAAGCGGCTGTCGGGCGACCTGGCGCGGCGCGGCATACCGGCCGAGCGGCGCAAGCACGGGCGCGGCTTTGGCAACGTGCGGGTGACGCTTGGTGACGCATTGGTGACGGATCAACGGGATGGGTACTGGCCGTGATTCCAACTAGGAAACGGCGTTTGGTGACGGATGTGACGCATGTGACGCTTTGTCTGAGTTACGCGCACACACGCGCACGCGCACACGCGAGGTCATATGCGGTGACGCGTCACATGCGTCACCAGCGTCACCCAGCCTCTGAGGAGGCAGGAAGGTGAACGATGAAGCACTGGAAATCTCCGTGGCCGCAAAGGGCCTCCGAAGCACGTGGCAAGCGGGCGTCCTATGGCGGCAGCTGGAGTCGCCTCAGCCTGAAGCTGCGGCAGAACAGCCCGCTGTGCCAGCGGTGCGGGATCAACCCAAGCGAGCAGGTGCACCACGTCGTGCCTGTGCGGGCAGACCCAAGGCTCAAGCTGGACCCACGCAACACGCTGGTGGTGTGTCGAGCGTGCCACGAATCATTGGACCACCCGAAGTAAACGATGCATCTGCAAATGCAGATTATGCGTCGAAAGCGCATAATATCGAAGAATCGCCCATCGAGGCGGAATTCGATATTATGCGTTCCAAGCCCAAAAAGGCGGGAAAGCCCCCCCGTCAGGGTAGGGGGGGGTATCGGCATCCCAGGGCACCGCAGGGTGGGTCCGTCGAAACGGGACCATCGGTGGGGCCGCCAAGTACAGAGAACGTCGACAGCGCTGAAGCACCTACTTCACCCGGTGAAACACCTGCTGCAGCGGCCGTCGACGTCTCGGATGCGTACGCCCGGGGCGTCGTGGACGGCACCGTGGCCGCGCCGCGCCGGATCCGGGCCGCGTGCCGGCGGTACCTCGCCGAGCGGGCGGACCCCGCCGGCCACGGCGTCGCCTGGGACGCCTCCGAGCTCGAGCGGTTCCTGCAGCGGTGCCGGATGCTTAAGTTCGAGCTCCTGCCCTGGCAGGTGCACGCCGCGACGGTGCTGATGGCCCGGCGGCGGGCGGACGATGGCACCCCTGCCACGCGGTACGCCCTGTGGGTGGTGGCCCGCGGTGCAGGCAAGACGGGCCTGGTCACGGCCCTGCTCGAGTGGATGCTGTGGGAGGGGACCGACCTCGAGGTGTGCTGCGTCGCCACCCAGCAGGACAAGGCGAACATCATCCACGGGCGGATCCAGAAGATGCACCGCGGGGAGGATCGGTGGCGGTTCGTGGGCGGGGGCGGTGCCACCAGCATCGGCCTGATCGAGCACAAGAAGGCGACGCTCAAGGCCATGCCCTGCACGGACAACGCCATGGACGGCATCACGCCCCGGCTGGTGATCGCCGACGAGGCTGCCCGCATGGATGCCGCGATCCTGCGGGCCATGTCCAGCGTCACCAAGACCCGCACGGGGCAGATGCTGTTCATCACGACCCCCGACCGGGACCAAAAGACCCGCGAGCTGTGGCCCTACTGGGAGGCCTGCGAGATCGCCCTCGACCAGGACGAGGCCCTGCCCGAGGGGTGGTGGGCGCTTCTGTGGGGCATGGACCCGACCGACGAGCCCGACTCCGACCTCGCGGTGCACCACGC